GCTGCACCAGCGGCGTCTGTCGTAAGTGCCGCACCAGCTGATGAACCTGTTGGTGTTGTAAGGGTTGAGACATCAACACCATCAAAGAATGGGAATATTCTTGTCAAAGGTTTCATGTCTTTTACAGTAAATGAAATATCTTTTGCTCTTATAAATTGAGCAAATGCCACACTTACTACTCTCTCACCAAAACTTGTTCTTACTGCTTTTGGAACCATTGATGTTCTAACACCTGACCTCATCATACCAACTCTTTGTTCAGTATTAATTGTTGTGGTGTCAGTAACAAAGTTACCATTTCTTGAACTGTCTGTTCTTCTATTTACTTCATTTACAGAACCTGCCCATTGTTCATTCCAGTTATTCCAAACTGTTCCAAAATTTAAATCTAAAACTCCTGCAGAAGCAAGGTCTGTTAATGTGTCAAAAGTTCCTGGCATTGTTATCTGCATATCTGGTTGTGCTTCTGTTTCCATCCACTCATCCATTTCAGGACTTAGAGTAACATTACCAATATAATCTATAACATCATAAGGTTGAATATTTTGTGTCTTACTTGCATACGGTTGAGTTTGATATGCTGTTTCAGTATAAGGTAATGTAATCATGTCACCAGTTTTTTGATAACCGTTTGTTGTTCGTATAGTATCTGTCATAGCAGTACTACTTCCTAATGAGGAATCAGATTCTATTAATTTAATATTATCTTGATGGAATGCAGGTCTTAATTCACCATTTGCCATATCCATTGAAATCGAATAATCTTCATCTGAGACATCACCAATACCATGACCTGTAAAGTTATCTACAATGATACCATTTTTAAATCTATCAAATCCATCAGCGTCTTGTATTTGCATATTCTGTGCTTCTGATTCTAATAAAGATAATTGAGTATAGTACTCCATGTTTTCGATTCTTTGTTCTAGACGACCAATGTCTCTCATTGTAAATCTTTTATTATCTAATATTTTTATTTGAACATCACTTGGTTTAAAAGTAAACGCAGGTAAGAATGTTTTATATAATAACATACCATCTTGTATGCCTTCAGGTTCAATTGGGTCTATTGCCGAAGCGCCTTCGATATTTTTAAATTCTCCAGTTGATGTTAAGAAAATTTTATCTCTACGACTTAAATAATATTCTAAATCAGTAGTAATATCAGAATTAAATTTTGCGAAATTTATTGTTGAAGCACCAGAGCCATCATATGACCTATTTTGTCCTCCAGCGTCTATTGTTGAAGCGTCATCAACTCTTGGTCTGAAATCTAAACTATCTCTTAACTCAAATTTTTCTCCAGTAACATCTGAGGTATATGCTGGTATAGAACCATAATCAAAACCAGAATAACTATCTACACTAAAGAAATCACCAGAACCATGTTCAAAGTAATCAAAGTTTATAAGTAGTCTTCCAGTTGGTGCTGCTTTACCTGATTTTCTTACTAGACGACCTACATCATAGAAGTTATCTCTTTGACCAGTATCTAAATCAAATCTATCTGTAATATCTGTATCACTAGTTGTTGCAGCTGTATCAAAATCAGCAGCCATGAATACACTATTAAGTTTATGAACATCCGCTCTATTAAGTCCAATTCTTACCTTTTGACAATCTGCTTGACTGCTTTCTGTATTTGTTTGATTTGTGTTTGTTTTTGTTTTTGCACTCACAACTGAACGAGAAACAGTAGCAAGAACTTTTAATTTACTACTATTAAATGTACTACCTAAATCTATAACTAAAGTTTTACCAGTAGGTGAACCTTGTAAAGAGTAATCGCCAGAACTTGAAAGGGTTATAACATCTCCAACTTCTCCTTCGGTTGCACTACCACCTTTTGTTTGAATTGAAACTGTAACATCATCTTCCGAATGAGCAGTAAATATTTCATTTGTTCCTGCAGTTAATGTTGCTTGACCAGAACTAGAAAGGTCGGCAATAAACTGCCTTCTTATTTTAAAACTTGTATCACTAACATTATCATTGTCAGCTGTTAATAATGTTTTGACAACATCATATGGCATTTTGAATATGGATCTATCATTTTGTGCCGATTGCATTTTTGTTCTATTTCTCTTGAATGCTACATTTGTTGCGATTGCTGTTCCTAATCCGACAGCAGTTTCGATTTCAGTATCAGATACAATTGATTGTACTATTCGAGTGAATGTGTTATTTGAATCATCCTCGAATGAAATATTGTCGCCTATTTTTAAATCACTTTTAAAACTAGTTCCAGAACCAAACATCTTATCAGCGACATCTGCTTCTAATCCTATAGCAATATCTTGATTACCAGCCTCAGTTTCATCCTCTAAAATTAATGAGTCACCTGCATTTGCTGATGAACCGTTCGTACCATCTAATAGTATATTACCAGGTGAAGAAGCTGCACCAACAGTTGAAATGGTTCCTGTTAATGTTTTTACATCGCCAAAAGTAGAAGTTAAATCTACATCAGCAGTAAAGACAGCATTATTCTCGGTAGCAGGATGTGATATACCTTTTGTTTGATTAAATACTTTTTGTTGAAATCCTTTACATCCAAAAGCGTTGAATTGAACCACAGCTGTGTTTGATGATGATCCGCCTGTGCAAGTTTCGCCAGGTACAAATTCGCCATTCACATTTGCCAATACAGCAATTGTGTGTGAAGCAGTACCGCCTGAGGTGTATGCAGTAAAACCTGTGCCGTCAGTAGGACTTGTTGCTGAACTAGTAGAAGTTGATTCTGTAAATAATTCGAAAGTTGTTGCTGATGGATTCTTAACAGTAAAGAAACCACTATTAACATTAGTCATGCCAACAACACTAGCAATCTGAATAACTTGTCCCTCAGTAAAGTTGTGTCCTCCACTACAAGTTACAACTGGTGGTTCTGCCTGTGTAATACCTGTTATCGTTGCCACACCTAAAGATGTTAGACTTTCAACAATAGCAGTAGCACCTGAAGTGCCGCCTGTTAGTGTTTCGCCAGTCGTTAGAGCACCTGAAGCAGGACCTCTTACATTTAAATGTGCAAACATTTCAACATCAAAAAGATATTGTTTATAAGTGTTTGTTGTTAATGTCGAAGTTGACATAAAGACACCAGAAGCAGTTCCAGAACTGTATTCTATACCTCTAGTTTTAGCACGACCAATATCGTGAACTGTTCCATCGTTGTTTGTTAATTCTGTTCCCCTAGTTGAGTGTTCGGTGTCAACTAATCTAACTTTTTTATATGCGACTGTTTCGTCTGATATAAACCCAACATCTGGTGTTGAGTGTAATTGTGTGATATTGACAAAAGGTAACTGACCAAATCTAGTTACAATACCTCCGTCAGTTTCAAAATCTCTTGCTTTATTAACATCAATAAATGTTGTTCCGTGTTTTGCTATTTCATATCCTTTTACATATGCTTTACCTTGAGATAACCCCATAGAAAGTAATGCTTCTGAAGCAACATTACCATCAGATGAAGTTTCGCCAGTAGCATTGATACCACGATTTGTTCCTGCTAGTAGATGTTCTCTGACATCTAAGTCAAATGGTCTAATTGTATAGTCACCACTTTCGTCAAAAGTCCTTCTTGCTAAAGTATCTTCGATTACAGCATATTCAGTTGCTCTTACTTTATTAACAACTGTACCACTTTCTACTCTAAACAATTCAACAAAACTTGAATCAGCAGTTGATGATAACGAGAGTTTTGTTAAAGTTAATAATATTTTAAATCTATGAGCACCAGTAGCATTTTCATTTGATGAACCAGTTGCATTATCTAATAAACTTGAATCATCAGTAGAAGTTACAAAACTTTCTGTTATTGTTAATCCTACACGATAACTAGGAGTGTTTGAATACTTTTCTAATACTAGTGTTTGGTCTGTTACATCAACAAAAAATCCATTGATATAATAAGTTCCTGCTTTTATGTGAGCAGCAGAACCTTGAGCTGTTGTATCACAGACAGCAGTTTCATTAGTCGAAGCACCACTTGTTAGTGTTTCGCCTGATGTGAATACATTAGAAACATTATCAGTTCCTGAATTTCTATATTTTACAAACAAGGTATCTGGATCAGTACCGTCTGTAGCAGAAACACCAACAACATCAGCAACTACGCCAGATGTTCCGCCTGTTAAAGTATTATCTGTAAAGTTTGAAAGTGTTCCTGTAAATGATGTTAGTTTTATAGCATTATGGTGTGGATCGAAATTAATCTCGCCAGGTATAACCATAGCACCATGCTCAAACATATGGTCACCAAATTTTTCAATTTGGTCTTGTAATAGTGATTGTTGAGTTGTTAATTCTCTCGCCTGAACAGCAAACGCTGGGCGATACATAACTCTATGGAAATTCTTATCCTTTGAGAAGTCATCATAATAAGGACTAACATTAAAATCAGTTTTTGATGGCATTATATTCCTTTACTAAAATTCAATAATTAACTTAACATTTTCTGTCTGGTCAGAAGCTCTAGTGATAGGACTTCTTTCTTCGACATAAATTATATCTCCCGAATCATATGCTAATTCTGGATTAGCATATCCAGAAGCAAATGTTACTCCGTTTACTGTAGCTGAACTACCTGTATTAGGTGTTGCACTTGCACTTGAACTTTGTCCTGTGATTGCATTTGCACCACTTATTGCTGTCAAGTTACCATTAGTATCAGTACCTACATCTGGAAATCTAGTTTGATAGTAATACAAAATTTTATTTGTTGAATCAAATTCAATAACTTTAGCAACAGCACCTGTAGTTGCCTGATTAATTTCCTCATCGGCAGTAAATGTTCCTGATACAGATGAGAATATAGTAGCATAAATTTGTCGTCTTGTAGTTGCAGTTGCAACCGTTGTTGTTCCAAAGTTAGTTGGGTCTCTTAAAAGACCAATTCTTCTAAAGTCGTTTGCAACACCAATATCAGATGTGCCTTCAACACCAACTAGTGATTTATTTAACATGACATAGAAGCCGCCTAATTCTTTTACAG